CTACCCGCTCCAAAGTCCTCGTTCATAGCTATATTTGGGGTAACTGTCTGACCCGTTGTAGCAAAACTACCCGTTCCAAAGCCATCACTGAGGGCTATATTAGTTCCAGCCGCCTGACCTGTTAATGCAAAAGAACCGTGATCTAAGCTAACAATTGTAGATACGCTACCTGAACCCGCTAACGGGGCGCCTGCTATGGGGGCTTGTCCTAACATAGCAGAAGACTAACACTGTTTTTAGTTTGAGTCACCATCATATCGACAGGTCCACATGGTCAAGCTATACTTCTTTCCCCCACGCAAAGGCAGCACCTTATGTCCATGTGTTACCATAGACGGAAATAAAATGCACTGCCCAACTTTTACATCCTTGTTTGTAAACCCTTGTCTAGGAAAAACAAGCTCCGCTCCAGCGTAATTATCATTAAGCTTTACACTACCCGTAAACAAAGATGCGTCTGTATGCAGCCCTAATTCTGTCTGTGTATCCATAGAATAACGCATGGTAAATGCGTCTCGCAATCCAAGGTACGCCTCTGGGTGCCAATGCTTCTCGCATATCTTACTAAGCTTATCTGCCCATTGTTCTGATATATCGTCCCACAGGCCTAGTTCTTTGAGCCTTATCTCTTGCGCTGGAAACTTATCGCCATCAAGCTCACCCCACCTACCAAGGCTTTCTGATGCTTCGATGTATCGCTGGCACTGAGCCTCTGACATAAAGTCCGTCACCAGTATTTCTGACGCGACCTCTTCGTACTCAAGGCCCTTATGATATACAGGAGATAATACCTCTGCCTCTTCTACATAACCAAATTTATCTGCAAGATTTTTAAATCTTACCTTTGCGTCATCTCCACCATTACCGTGATAGATACACGGGCAGCACATACCGTTTGCTAGTTGACCATTAATAATCTTAACATCATCGTCGCATTGAAAGATGTAGCCTTCATAATCCAAATTGACAGAAGCCGTAGATTGCCAGTCAGATGACAGGAATCTTTTTTGCATCCATAGTTGATCATCAGAATCATTGGGCACTGCCTCATTAAGAAACTCTTTAAGCGCACTTACCTTGCCCATGTAAACACCACTGTTCAAATACCTGTAGAGTGTTGACAAAGGAAATTCTGAGGCCATTGTCGGATCAGGCCAACAATTCTTTTCCGCTGCGAATATGATATCCGCACCCATGTCCTCATATCTCTCTAGGATAGTAGGCAGTGTATCGTTTATAATAACATCATACCCATCCACAAACAGCACAACATCTCCATCGTGCAGAGATTCAAGATGATTGCGTACAAGATTAATCTTTTGACCGCCACCTTGGGCTTCCATTGTGCCACCCGACCAGATTACTTGACGACCCAAATTTAAGTACGTTATTCCGTGCGCTTTTGCAGATTGCTCTAAAGCCCACATTTTACTTTGATCTGTTCCAACTGTTAGTACATGTAACTGCATTGATTCCCCCTCAATCGTGCTTGGTCTAACTTCTCTAGGTATCTGCTTGACCACCTCTGGTGTAAAGAAAAAGTTCGATTGAACTTTTAGTTTGGCAGGCACCCATTCATCTACAGGGACAATAGCATCCTTGTAGCCTTCTATCAATCTCTTGGCGGTTTCTGGTCTAAGAGCGTAAGCATGACAATTATACCAATAGCCAAGAGTATTAAGGCGGTATCCCAACCAAACGCTGTCATGCTCTTTTAGTAAAGTATCAACCGCGCTAGGATCAATACTCTCATAGACTGCATCCTCTTCAAGGATTATGCCATTGCGATTAGAGGCGACTATCTTCTGCCAAACCTTAAGATGGCTAACCGCGCAACCAAACTCAGTAACCAACAGGGGCCTGTCAAGTATTGGATCACGCCACTGTGTATCTCTAACACAGCCCGTCTCGCTCTCTACTGTGTTCCAATCTTTTCCTCGTGCATCATACGCAGATCCATGCAGGGAAATTTGATAGACTATTGCCACCTTGGGCCTTCAAACCACGCAACAAGGCTTTTCCTTGTACCGCTTTTGATAGGTAGAACTCTATGCTGCAAATAGCTTGGGAACACTAATACTGTGCCCTTGACGCGGGATGAGGCGTCTGGCGTTTGACATTCCGCGAACTCAAAGCCCCCGCCTTCATATTCGCTTGTGTCAGAAAGCTGAACCGTAACACTTAATTTTCTATCTCGCGCTTCGTTGCCATTCCAATTTACATCAATGTGCCAATCGTAATGGCCACCCTTAGTGGCGTGATATTCTGTAAACTGAATGTCGCATATATTTTCTACTTGGAAATGAAAGGCGTTTTCGTTTGCGGCTTTTACGTATTTCCAAAGAATATCTTGAACAGCATCATTGCCACTCAACCAAGCAACATCACTTGACCTTACGCTTGTGTCAGCGTTGTTAAAGGTTGTCGCTGCCTGCGTGTTAAGTTTTGAGGCCTCTGTAAATATTGTTGATAAGTCTGTATCGGATAAACCGCCAGACCACATTTGCCAGTTTTGTCTCATTTATCCCCCCAATGGATAATCTAACTTGGCTTAGTCGGCCAATCACTATCGGCCAAAGCGGGCCAATCGGAATGACTTGGAAGGTCACGCAGCGCCTGTCTGTAAGCTAACTGTTCAGCCGTTGCAGGATAATCTGCAAGACCCCAAACATCCGTCTCTTTTAACAAAATATTTCTTACAGAGCGTTGTGTCGTGGCGTAATCATTAAGAACCATAAGTGCCTCCACTGCCAAAAGTTGTAATGGAGATAGACCCAGTAGAACCATCCTCCACTGTATAAGATCCTCCAATTGTAGGATCTGTATAATTCCACCCACGCACTTCCCATTGATAATCTTTATTTGCAGGGACTGTATATGAACTAAAACCTAAAACTGCGGTTCTAGTAAGGTCCTCTAAATATTTAGTTGAAGCATTACTGGTTATGGCAGATGATGTTGTTTGCCATAAATAAGTCGTGCTATCGTATATAACATTATACAGGATGGCCGTTCCAAGATAACCACCGCCCAGTGTACTCGTTCCTTGAATAGGATCAAAACTGTCTATGGTTAATATGCTGCCATTTGAGCCTGAGTTACGAGAAGCAGAGCGAAATATTAATTCTGCGTTAGCTTGTGTGAGATTTGTACCAATTACTATATCGCTTGGAACGCTGAAGGCTATTATGCCAATCCCTGCTGAGTTCAATGTTGTTAAAGTTGTGTTATCTATACTAGCAATATTCTGCAATTCCCTACTGTTATTCACGACTGTTGTGCCGCTTATTTGAATAGCCATCTTCGTGTCCTTTCACTATTAGCTTATTAATCTTTATTTAGGGTCTAGTCGGCCAAGTCACATTGTGCGGAAAGCCATCTTGCTGAGGAACATTTAGCAAGTCTGTTCTGTATTGCGCCCATGCAGTACGTTGCCCATCTGTAAGATCACTCCATCTCAAGACATTACTAACAATAGGATCAACATCCATTTGGAGCCTCAAGTCACGATCAGATCTTATTGCACTGGGGAGGTTAGCCTCCAACGCTGCTATTTCCTCTTCTGTGTAAGCTCGCACAGTTACTTCGCCAGTAACAGCATTTGTTATTGCTTCAACATATTCTGTCATTTACTTAACTCCATAAATTTTAATACTGCCTTTAGCTATAAAATTGTTACCAGAACCAAAGTAACTACCATAAAAAGTTATTGATGTTGTAGATGTGGTAATCCCATAGTTACTGGGGCCACCGTAACTCGAACTTTGGGTCATCCGTGCAAAACTAGTGTCTAAAGCAGATGATATCGTAGCAATTCCGTATCCAGTAGATAAATCAATTTCTACACCTACGTTATTAAGACGCGACGCCCCATAGCTACTCTGCATCATAGTACCACGATTACTATTATACTGTAGATAAACAAATGCACTGTTACTTGTTAACCCTATTCCCGTAACAAATATTTTAAGTATTTTGTAACTAGTCAGGCTTAAGCTGCTAATTGTAATACTAGAGGCGACAGTAGGCGTTAAGGTTCCTAATAAAGTAGTCTCACCAGATGCGCCCGTTGGCCCAGTCGGGCCAGTTGGTCCTGTCGGGCCAGTGCCGCCCGCAGACCCTGTTGGGCCCGTTGGTCCGTTTGGTCCTGTCGGTCCTGTCGGACCAGTATTACCTACTTCACCCTTTTGACCCTTTTGACCTGTAGGCCCTGTGCCACCCGTGGGGCCAGTGTTCCCCACTTCACCCTTCTGACCTTTTTGACCTGTTGGGCCTGTCGGGCCAGTGCCACCTGTACCCCCTACTTCTCCTTTTTGACCTTTTTGTCCCTGTGGTCCTGTGCCTCCCGTGGGGCCAGTTGGGCCTGTCGGGCCAGTGCCACCTGTGCTACCAACCTCACCCTTCTGACCCTTTTGACCTGTAGGCCCTGTGCCACCCGTGGGGCCAGTGTTCCCCACTTCACCTTTCTGGCCTTTTTGACCAGTGGGGCCCGTCGGTCCTGTTGGACCTGTGCCTCCAGTATTACCTACTTCACCTTTTTGACCCTTTTGACCTGTAGGCCCTGTACCGCCTGTCGGACCTTGTGACCCTGTTGGGCCTGTAGGGCCAGTGTTTCCTGTCGGCCCAGTCGCCCCAACTTCGCCCTTTTGCCCCTTCTGTCCTGTTGGCCCTGTACCGCCTGTAGGCCCCGTTGGACCGTTTGGACCCGTGGGGCCTGTCGGGCCAGTTGGACCCGTGCCGCCAGTATTACCTACTTCACCCTTCTGTCCCTTTTGCCCCGTTGGGCCTGTGGGGCCTGTGGGTCCTGTTCCACCAGTATTGCCAACCTCACCCTTCTGGCCCTTTTGACCTTGTGGACCAGTTGGGCCAGTACCACCAGTGGGGCCAGTCGGGCCAGTTGAACCTACCTCACCCTTCTGACCCTTTTGACCTTGGGGTCCATTGGGACCAGTTGGTCCGTTTGGCCCTGTCGGGCCAGTTGGTCCCGTGGGGCCAGTAGGTCCAGTTGGACCCTGCAACGCTGCATTAGCAATAGTCTGCTTCTCCCAAGCAGATGCACTTACATCGTAAACAGGAATAAGATCAGAGGAACCTGCATCTGTACCCGTAGCAAAATCTGTAAGAGAAGATCCTACATTTGAGCTATCTGTTACGTCAGCATTGGTTTCTACGGTATCTAACTTTGTACCGTCAGTTGCGATATCGCGTCCATCCACGGTGCCCGTAATTGCCAAGTTACCCGTAACCGTGGCACCAGAAGCGGTAGCTGCAACCTTGGTAGAGCCTGCATTCTGCAAGATGTTTAGGTCACTGGCTACCGCACTGATAAAGACAACAGCATTCCCCGCAAGGCTGATGGCATTATCTGAGTTTGAACTCTCTTGCACAGTCCTTGTAAGAGTTGTGCCAGAAGCGGTGTATGTACCAGTCCCTATTTCAAAGTTAGAAAGTTCTTCAATGACGTACTGTACTACATCACCGTTACTAACCCCAGCATCCGCGAAACTCTGAAACCCCGTAGACGCACTGCCAAGTGTGATTGTGCCCGTACCCGTGGTACTGGTTGTCATCTTGGCTCTGTTAAAGAGCTTCGCCATGATACTGCCTTATGTTAGTTGAATGACACCGTTGCTTGGGCTGAAGTCTAAGGTGAAGGTATCACCGTTGTTCAACGTCAATGAAGTGCCATAGTCATAGTACCCAATGATTGGATCCGCTGGAGATGTAACCGTATCATCAAAGATATAGATGTAACGGAAGGGACCAACCGTACCAGAAGCAGTTAGCGTAAGATCTGCAACAACCAGTTTATATACACCACCAGACTGTGATGATGAGCTTGTGGTGACGTTGCGAGAAGAACAATTGGTATAACTGATCTCTGTAAGATTTCCAACAATGCCATTACCATCTGCGGTTGGGTTACTTGACTCGCTTCCCGGCGCAGTGTTTGTTAAGGCCACCGCAAGCTGGTCGCTTGCTAGATCCATATTGTGGACTGCGTTTACCACAAAATCGTTTACTTTGTTAAAGCTCGCCATTTAGATAACTCCTATCATGCTATGCGAATTATAGCAGATGTGGCATCCGCTACGGGGAATTGTATTTCAAAGGTACTATCACTAGCAACCCTGTCGCTTCCAAAGTCTAACACAGCAACAGCTTTATTAGAAGCACTCGCGTTATAGATCAGTGCCCCCCTTGCTGTAAAGCTTGCGTCAGTCCATGAAATATTATCAAAGTCCACAATAGCGGTAGTGCCAGAGGTCTTTGGAAATGTAGATGTCACTGTCAACGGCTTGCCCCCCGCAGTGTATGCCGTTCCAGATGTATTGGTTATCTCGTTTGTTGTACTATAAACAGTCGTATCCGCACCCAAAGATGCAGCACTAGAATACAAAGCTATCCTGAACGTATGTGCATCAAAATCATGCTCTGCCTGTAAAAGCTGAAGCTTAAAAGACGTACATGTTGTTTGAGAAATAGCCATGTTTCAATCCTATTGTTTTGGTATGATTACGCGTCCAACACGATAATCTTGCGTAGTTTCTTTTGCCTCGCCCAACAATTTTAATCCAACCAAACTTTCTTGAAAACGCTTATCATACATCGCCATAACATCCTGTTCCCCCTTCATAAACAGATATGCTTCAATTAAACACCCATAAAGAAGCGTAAGCTCGGCGTTTTCACTTAGCCATGTTGTCCCGCTAGAATCATCTACTAAGCTGGTAGGCCTATAAAAGTAATGTAACTCCGCGTTTAAAGCTGCATTTGGAGTTGGGCCTAAGATAAAATTATTTACGTCAAACACAGAATAATACAATGGAGTGCCCGTGACGGTTGCATCCGGATTAAACGTTTGAACAAAGCTAACATCTTTAAATTCAACAAACTCTTTCTTTCCACTTACCTCTACAGAAAGTGAAAAAGGCGCTAAAAAATCAGTGGGTCGCGCTAAGTATTTGTTGGAAGCCGCAGTAGATCCTGCAACGTTTTTTCTAAACAAATCGAGCTGTACCGATTTTAGAATGCGCTCTTCCGACAACTTTATAAAAGTGTTTATATTGGCTACAAACGACGATTCTGTGTTTTCAGTAAAATCTTTAATGGCTTGGGTAAGCGTAGAAAGTGTAAAGCTCATGTTATTACCACCGTCACTGTTCCCACCAAAGCAAAGGGGGCTAAGAGATTATCAGGCGACACACCCGGTATATTAGCAAAGCCGACTGGGGCAAAGCCGTGTTGTACTGCGCGTTCTTGAACAAGGTTGGGTTCTGGACGAGCGTTTTTTAAAGCCTGCGGATCATTTACTTTTCTAAATGGACCCAGTTGAGGGTGCTTAGGCTCATATTCATCAGGGCCTACCAGCAACCCGTTCCATTCTCGCTTCATCACACGATACAAATATCTCTGACCACTACGATCAGAAACTGCAAAAGCGTGTTTACCTGAAGCAAACTTAGTCATTAACCCGTCCTATAGGATTCGTAGCTTGGAACTACGTTGAAGGAAGAACGATCCCGGTCTTCTGTAGCTGCCCTTTCAAACTCTTCTTCGTAAACTGATTTTAATAGCTGTGTCCTGTTTGGAGCCCGTTTGAGAGAAATATAATAGGCTAATCCTGCGGCCAAGCAGGGATAAAACCGAAAAGGCATGTCCATTGTATTAGTAAATATATCAGCATCATTCATTCTTGTTAATGCATCGTAGATTACGGTATCTGTCGTGTTTTCAGGAGTGGGCCAAATTTTAAGGTTTGGAGTAAGTTGACGATCTAAGAAGAACTGATTAGGTCGTCCTTGCGTGGTTTTAGTTGGAATGGTTAAGAACTCGTCACGGCTTAAACGCTCTAGAGAATAATCCGTTCCATCTCGTCTTAAAACCACAGACAAAATATCAATAACATCTGTCCCTAAATCGTACTCTCCATCCCCAACAACAAGTGTCACAGACCTCTGTTTGATGGTCCACTGGTTCAAGCCACGGTTGGCCCAATCCGCAAGCAACAGATTTAAAGAACGTTTTGCTGATTTGAGGTCGTAACCAGTACGAACCTCAAGCCCACAGCGCTCAAAGGCTTCTTCAACGTATTCGGCTACGTCAAGCTCAAAATCTGTGCTTCCCGATACAGCCATTTTACTTCTTCTTTACCATTCCGCCTTTGCGCATCTTCTTAACCATACCACCACCGCGCATTTTCTTTACCATTCCACCGCCGCGCATCTTCTTTACCATGCCGCCAGCCCGCATTTTCTTTTTAGGACGCATTGCCATTTCTAAGTCTCCTATACAGTTGATGTCTGTGTTCAAATAGTTCCTTAGCGTTGTAATCTTCTTCGTAAGGCTTATAATAGCCTCTTTTTGCAAGTTTGTCTGCGCTTTCTTGCAACTTACTTAACCGTTGTACAAATATCATAGCATATTCTTGATCTACAACAGGTTCAAAAGTTTCAGAGGGTTCCGCAACAAAATCATTTGGCTCATCATGTGGGTGAAAACCCATTAACCAAATATCTCTATCAATGAACATCCCGTCAGCAATGCACCCATTGAGATTATGCAAATATTGGTGAAAATTTTCTGGATCTTGCTCATAGTTAATATCCACAATTATGTTAAGCTCAAAGTTATCGTCAAACTGAGAAATAGACGTATACAAAACCTGAAAACTAGGTTCGTACTTGAACATTATTGATACTTTGTGGTCAGCCCAAGCCTTTTGCGCGTAAGGACACGGGGGCAATCCCCCAAAAAAAGGACTATTTTTTTCTAAAACGTCCTTTGACCACTGAAGTATTTCGTGGACAATCCCTTGTTCAAGCTTTGGTTCAAAAAACTCAACGTGCATCAGGTACTCACTGACCCCGCGGTGTATTTACGACGGTTTGAAAGCACTTTACCGCATCCCCTCGCTACTACTTTCCCGTTTTTTGGGCGCGGGGTCTTCCTCTTGGCTTTTTGGCGGGTGATTTCACCGCCGTATTTGGCGTTTTGGACTTCCGCGGCTTTTGTGTTTTTGACGACGGTTTTGCCTTTTGCGCCTTCACGCTTTTTCTTTGCAGCGGTGGCTCGTCTTTCGTTTTTGGAGAGGGATCTCGCTTTGGACGCAGGAAGACAGCGGTCAGGATTTTTTTTATCCTTAGACGTACCGCATTTGCCAGCGATTTCACCGCTTGAGTTAATCCTAACCCAATTTTGATCACGCCATTTTTTAAGCTCGCCCATTTAAGCTTTTCCCTTAGACTTCTTAGCATAATTCGGATCCTTGCAATATTTAGATGCAGCCATGTTTGCGTATGCTGACGGATATGTATCAAACGTGCGTTGCGCCCAAGCTTTACCTTTTGGACAGATCTTACTGCCTTTGCTTTTTGAAGAGGCTTCGCCACCTTTTCTAAAATAGCTTAAACCTCTTGGGGTTTTACCACTACTTGAACGCTTGGGCATTGCCATAGGCTCTCTCCATTTCTAATTTTATAAATTGAATTTGAGTCGCCATTACTTCCGTCCGCTTATCTACAGAAATAAGTGTTTCCGTCGTCCAACTAGCCCATGTGTAGGACACCGCCCCAATAACACCTAAACTCGTAGACAAAAAAAGGATAAGTAGGGGACGTTCTAACATTTCCAACGCTTTCTTGCCTGCCTTAAACGAGAATTAGGATCTTTTGCGGCTTTTGGAAACTTTTTCATTTGTCCCGCAGAGCGAGCGCAAAAAGACTTGCGCCGTTTAGCGTCCTTACTTCCCTTTTTTACTTTTCCCGTCACCGCTGTTTTTAATTTGGAACCGGGGTTATCCCGTCTATACTTGGCAACCCCTTTCTTAGTCATCCCCGCGCCCGACTTGGTGGGACGCTTATGCCCCCCTTTTATACTGTGACCCTTCATAGAGCTTTTTTTCTTTTTTTCCGCCATCTTACTTTTGTATAAACAGAGTTAAGGTAATGTTTGAAGGCAAAGTGCTATGAAGACCATTGTAAAACAAAATCCCATCGCCGGGTAATTCCATGCCAAACATACCTTGCGTCTTCTCGTCTATTTCCAAAACTTCTGTGCCAGAAGAGGCGGATGCATTGTCATAAATAACAACATCCCCGCTTGCACCAGAGGCGTGGTTTATCAAAAACCCCATTAAACGGCCCCGACCAATAGCAAAAGAACCCGTGGTGTGTCTGTGAACCGCCACTACCTCATTTCCTGCCATTTTGTTTCCTAACTAAAGAATATAGTTAATGCCGTAACATTTGTCGCTGTTCCGACATGTATGTCACTGGTAAATAACAAGCCTTCGTCTGGAATGTTAACAGAGTGAGAATCAGATGCTAAAAAATCCAGATCTAACACAGTGCTGCCGCCATTTCCATCAGTGAGAGTTAAGCGGCCTGCGCCGCCTGAACTGGTCAAAACCTGTATCTGACGTAAGCGGGCACGACCTACAGAGGCCCCGCCCGTTCCAGTCAGACGTTTTGATCTTACATCTGAGTTAGCCATTACAACCTCTTATCCAAGATTGTTGTTTTGAGCGTACAGAATTGTAACCCGAACCTCACCCGCAGAAGTTGCGGCAGAGTTTGTTACGGTCAAACGAATATCTGCCGTTCCGGTATCTTCCCACGCCAATGCGGCTCCCGCTTGCGTAGTAGGGTATTTACGGCCCGCAGAAGTTCCGATAGCAAAAGTGTTAAGGATAGATGTTGCGCCACCTACGGTATCTCCAACACTTAGGTTGGTAGCTCCGCTTGCCGCAGTAATAACATCAATCACACAATCAATAATCTGTGAGTTTGCTGGAATAACTACGTTTGTAGTATCGGCAGCAATTGCACCGTTTGATAAATCAGCCGCAAAAGTTTGAGACATGACTACTTGACCAACGTTTGCAACGTCAGTTCCAAGTGTAGTGCCCGTGGTGTTTCGGATGGTCCCGGCCTTGATTGGACCAGAAAAAGTCGTAATACCCATGTTAATCTCCTGTCTGGGTTAGTCAAACACACCGTGTGTTTGTCAGGGATAACTAAAGCATACAGTAATTTTTAAAAAAAGAAAGGGGCAACCGAAGTTGCCCCTAAGTCGAGAGTGAGGAGAATAATGAAGTATCCTCCCCCCTTATAACACACTTTACGCGCCGGGTGTACCAAAAACACAGCGCCAGTCAGAAACACCGAAGCTATAACGCTCACGGGCCTTGAAACGCATGTTTCCTGTATCAAAGTCACCTTCCATCGCAGTTTTGATGGCCGAACGGTTAAAGTATTTGAAACCGTTTGGAGCATCAGTTTTGATGAAAAATGCGTCAGTGTCTGTAAGGAAGTGGTTTACAGAAGCACCTTCGGGCAACATGCCCATGCTGCGCATCGCATTGGTGTCATTGTCAGCAGTGCCGGGACGTAGATTTGAATTAAGTACACGCTCCGCAATGAACTGAAGTTCTTTTGGAATAATCAGTTTCATGCCGCGTACAGCAATTTTCAATCCACGCTCGTCAGTGAAGCCTGCAATGTCAATCAGCATCTGCTCAAGAGAAGTCTCGTTCAGATCCGCTGCGGTTGACAACAAGTTACGCTGGCTTCCAGACAATGATGGGTGTGTAGAAGAACACAGAGCCGCACCGTCACCAATCGCATTGGCACCTGTGTTGAACGCATTGTTCAAGATAGAAGCCGCTTTGATTTGCTTTGTCTGCGCCATAGAGCGAGCCAGAGCTTTTGTGTAACGAGATGCGAGACGATCATAAAGATTGTCTTCAATTGCTTCTTCCGTAATTGAGAACGCAAGAGCAATTGTCTCATGTGTGTAACGCGCAGTGTATGTTTCCTGTGCATCATCAAAGTTGATGGCAGCGCCTTCAGCTTTAATAGGTGCCGTGGAAAAACCACCCAGCATTACTTCCTCTTCGAATGCACGATCCGAAGATTCTTCTTCAAAGATTTCGGCATGTTCGTTTTCATAACGATCATACTCAAGTCCGAACAAGGCGTTAAGGCCGGGTTCCAACTCTTTCGCTAATTGTGCGCGAGAGATAGCCATATTTCAGCCCTCCTTAAATGCCAGTTGACAATGACGTCGTTTGCGAAGCAGAAGCCGCAACAGGCGCATTGTGGTGGAAGTTAAAGCGAACAACGTAGTTCACACCAGCCGCGTCATAATCCAAGTTGGCTTCATCGCCCGTAAGGCCGACAACGCGCATGAACAATGTAGCAGTGGTTGCCACTGTGGAAATATCAAGTTCCGCAGTAGAACGACCATTTGTGGTTGAACCCGAAGTTGCTGTAGCCAAAGAACAGTTTGCAAAAATGTTCGATAGCGCAGTTGCGCGGTCAGTTGAACTGCCGTCTGCCGCAACCATAAACAATTGATTTGGGTTATCTGCCACAAAGGCTTTTACAGGGTGGTTCGTATCAACGCTTGCGTTGCTTGAACCGGGCCAATAGTTCTTGAAAACTGGTTTCTTTGATGAACTATCAACGTACTCTACGCCCATTAGGACTCCAAGAGCAGGAACTGTACCACCGTTGGCATTGCCAACAATATCGACTACTCCAGCCGCCAGTGGGATAACTGGCGAATACTGGTAAATAGCATTCGTATTGTCCGATGCAATCTCATACTGAGTTACACCAGTGGTATTAGAT